AAATGATGCTGTTTGTTCGGTCACCTGCAACATGGTTCGGAACTTAAACACCAACCTACATTTCTTTTTGCTTAGGTTAGCAAATACTAAAACCTCCAGATTGTTCACAGAACTTTGCAAATTCCATTACAAAATCAATATCGAATTTGTAACTATTGTAAAATTCTTTATCTTTTTTATCTTCCATTTCTGATATAAACTTTTCTCTTCCTTTTTCAAATTTATGAAGGTTGCCATCTTTTAATGCATTTTCTAATTTATCTGATATTTTTTGTGCAGTTTTTTCATCATATTCATATCCATCGTTATAAGTGCCTCTTTTAATATCCTCTTCAGATAATATATCATCACAAAAATAAGCAACACATTGCCATAAAGGTCTCCAATACCATACATTTGCTCTAAAATAATCTCCATTTTCTGCTTTAGGATTAATCCCATATACATCCATTCCCATTTATCTATCCTCCAATTCATCTAAAACATTATTTAATGTTTCATTTATGATGTCTATTTGTTTATTTGTATTTTCAAATTTTATATTTATATACCATCGTAATAAATAATGATATACTATTAATAAAACAGCGATATAAACTAAAGTGAATACATCAAATCCGTTTTCTGATAATGATTGTAGCCAAAATTTCATATTAATCTCCTTTTATGTATTTTATTGTGTTTGATATTAATTCTCTAAATGCATAAATGCATAATGAGAATATAAAAAGTCCTATTGCAGAACATAAAAATGCTAAACTGAATATAAATAAATCTAATATCCATTCTGATATATCAATCATTATCATCACCACTCCTTTTTTTTCCAAAATTTCTCATCCAATCAGATAAATATTTTTGAGCAATTGGTTTTGCTAATTCAAAATCATTTTGTATATATTTAACAGCTCCAAACATATTTGTTTCACCTGATTCTCTTAAATCATCTAAATACAAAAACACTTCATTCTTTAGATAATCGTAATCTTTATCTGTAAATTTATTTTTACTCGCTATCATACTTATCTCCTTTTATTATTAACATTCCATGTTTATCACCAAACAATTTCATACATGGTTTGCAGTTTTTAGTTACTTTCTTTGTTATTTTTGTTTGACCAGAAACTCTTATACCTTTTTCATCAGTTTTTTCATAACAATAAAAACATTCATATACTTTCATACTTTCTCCTTTAAAATTATTGGGGTGAGTGCATATCTGCAAGCCAACCGAATTAAACAATATTTACTTATCATTCTTTTCAATTAATATTTTTACACCCCAATAATTATTATTTTACCAAAGCTTTATTGGTGTTCTATTATTGTAATTATACACATCTTCAATCATCCTAAGATAATCGTTTATTCTTGTACAATGTACAAATCGAGTAGGTATTTGTTCAATTTTCCTTATTAATACTTCATGTTTAAAATCTGGATGAGTTAATAAGTCAATATAAACAGCTAAGAATGTTCTATGTCTATATACTTTATCATTGTATTGCCTAAACTCTTGTATTTTCCCAAGAACATCGTGAACAAATTCAAGTGATTGAGTTACTTTAAACTGTCCTCTTCTAAATTCATCACACATTGTTTTATCATTCCGACCAGCCAATACACCTATTAATGTAGAGATAGGATACTTGTATTGTTTTTTGAATCCAGCTAATATTTTATACTCATGCATCCCTCTATTGCAATAATGATGTAATGAATCATTTAAGTTCCATTTATCTTGTACAGAATTAACTAATCCTATATCATCAAGAGTCATATTAGAGAATCTATAATAAATAGGTATTTTCATATCCATACAAGTAATAAACCTGTGTTGTCCTTCAACAATAATTAATTTATTGTCATCATTTAACACTACTTTTATTTCATTCTCATGTGTAAGGTCGTTTCTTTCTATTTCCACTCTAAGATTAGCAATTTTATTAGGTCGAATAGTTCTATTACTTTCTACTAATAAGAATCTATTGTAATCTTCTTCATCTGTACCTGTTTTAAATATAGGAACCATAGTAATTTCATCTGAACCAACAGCTTGTTGTTGATTTGCATTTAATTTTATTTCTTTTGAAGGTGTTTTCATTTTATTGTCCTTTATGTTATTTATTTTATAGAATACCAATATTTATAGCCACAATCATCATCCCAAACACTTTGCTCTTCAAACTTTAGTTTACTATGTTGTTTTACATAATATTGGTCATTTGAGTGTATTGGTTTCCAATATCCTATTTTAAAATATCTATTCCCATTTAAATCATTTCCAAACTTCACAGTATTATATTTTTTCATTTTTAATAATAATTTAGCTTTTTCTTCTTCTTGTTTTGAATTGTTTTGTAATATTTTTGTTTCTTTTAATGTGTATTTACCATATTTAGTACCAAATTTATTCTTAATCAATTCTTTTTCAATATTCATACCATCTTGATGTCTCAATGTGTGAATTATAGCAGCTAACCTGAAGCATCCATATCTTTCTAAAGCATCTATTGGTGTGATTGGTTGACCTGATTCAAGATGTTGTTTTATTTTACTTTTCTGTGTTTCTCTTTTCATTACTTTCTCCTTTATTAGTTAATGCATCAATTTTATCTGCAAATTCTTGGTCTTTTTGTTTTTGAGTTTTATCTAGGCCTAATACCCATTCTAATGCTTTTATATATCCATAATTTTCATCAGAAATAGGAGGTCTAACTTTGCGATTTGCACATTTTTTATAAGTATTAAGTAATTTTTCAAATATTTCATCTTTATGTTTTACATATATTGATTGTTTACTCATTTATTACTCCTTGTTATTATTATTTATTGTTAATAAGCACAAGCCAAACTGTTTTGGATTTAGTCTGAATAAAATATCAAATACATTGTGTCTGGCTTGCACTTAATGATAGGGCACTGCTACTATAGACGATGCGGAGGTCTACTTTACCACATTGTAGTTGTGAGTGGAAGGGAACAGTGCCCATAAATTCTAGAGCCGCATTTTTGTTACAAGGTAGCGGCACGCATTTTTCAGCACCTTGTTTCGCTATGAGCCTGGCTTGCGATGTTTTGGCATTATCTTAATGCGACCATGAGGTATTACTACAACTCCAACTATATTGCCAGCTTTTGTTCCTTCAGGGTATGAATCTACTACTAAATCTGGAGCCCAAGATTTTATTTCATTGACTGTTAAATCCATTATTTTTGTTTCCTTTATTGTTTATTATATGGGTCATATTGATTAGATAGTTCTAACCAATTGTTATCTAAGTATTCCTTTAATTCTTTGTATCTTAACGAATTATTAATATTCCAATTATTCTTTTTGTAATGTCTTTCCATACCTTTAATTATTTGTATTAACTGCATAAAATTTAATTCTTCGGGATTAGCATATTTATTATTCATAATTATATTCCCAACATCTGCCTTACTTCTAGGACTAAACGAAGAAACTCTAGTATTAAATATAGAGTCCAGAATTGTAATGAAAATCTTAGAAATCTTTTAATGTTTGTTGTCATTGTATAATCCTATAGTTGTTGACCAAGTTAATAGTAAATGTGTATTATAAATAGAAATAAAGTATATATATATTATAATGAATAAGAATAAAAAGAGAAAAAAAGGGGGATTAAGGTTCCCCCTAGACCTATGATTGGTTACATTCCCTCATCAAGTGCGAGTGTATCCATTGCTTGGGTTGCATCAGAGTTCTCTAGATTAGAAACAGTCTCTGCGTCTGCGAGATATTGAAACCCAGACCCTTGATGCTTAACAAGGTTGTATTCAGTCCCGTCTACATTCACTGTTCCGTCTGATACTTTTGCCTCGATAGGTACAATCTTCTTACCTTCTTCAGTTGTTACAGGTGCTACGACCCTTATTGTTCTTGCCATAGTATTCTCCTTATATGGTTTATTGTTAACTAAAAATCGGATTTTCATAATCCGCCAGAAAGGTTTACGAGCTAATTATATGTATATATCAAAATCCTACAATTTTTTTCCTAAAAGAACTTGGTCACATTTGACTTATGTATTAAATTCAAGGGTGGCAGGGTTAAGGGATTTAATAATAATGTGTAGTTTTTATGGCGAAGGAAATTAAAGAATTATCAAAGCTTCCATTGGAACATCAGAATTACATATTAGAGGCATTATGTAAAAAGTATGAACCTATAGAAATAGATGACAAAGTATATCTTATACCTCCAGAAGTAAACGATTTAATAGATAATCTTGTAATGCAATTAAATAATCTAGATAAAAAAGAAAAAAAATTTGGAAAAGAAAAAAATTAAGAATATTCCTCACTATGTTTATGATAGCATAGACGAGTTTAAAGAACATCATAATAATACGGTTGTTCATCCAGATTGGAGAAAAGCCAATGAAGGTGATTGGGTATATAGCGATGATGACAGAATTATTCAATTGCTAAAAGTATCAAAAGAAATCAACCATCCTCACGATAGAAAAAATTATAAATTTGCAAAAGGTTGGGTTCGGACTATTGTAGGTAGCTTTATAAATAGACCTAATACATTTATGGATACTGATTTTAATGCTCATAGCAATAGATACACATTTAGTAAAACGATAAAAAATACAAATGAACAAGTAAAAAAACGTAAAAATGTAACAAATAAAGAAAAAGACTTTGCTACAAATATTGTTGTAGGTATGGGAGCTGTTGATGCGTATAAAAATGCTTATAAAGAAGTATCCGATAAAAAAGCTAGACAAAAAGCAACTGTACTTTTAAAACAGGAGAGAGTGATGAAAGAAATAGAAAAATCAGTATTAGATACTGCAAAAGAACTAGGAATAGACCACGAATATATTCTTGGTAAATTAAAGAATCTTGCAGATTTTAGTGAAGACGATAATATTATTTTACAATCCACAAAAGAATTAGGTAAAATTGTGGGAACCTCTGGAAATACGGTGAAACAAAAAGAAATGGGACTAATAGGAATGTTTCAAGGGTTTTCACCAGAGCAACTTGAAGGAGCATCAAGAAATGAGATACCACAAATAGAAAATAAATCCGAGGAATAATATGAGCTTAGGAGATGACATCCGAAAAGATGCGGATGGGAATGTAATAGGATGTCCACATTGCGGAGCTAGGTCAGTCCACAAAAGTGGGTTTTTATATAGAGCAAATACAAAAAAACAACAATGGAAGTGTACTGCTTGCGGTAGAAAAACAGTAGCTCCTACTATAATAGAAAAAAATCCATTTGAAGTAGAAGAGATAGACCCCGACCATATACCAATAGAAGAATTAATAGAGCATCGACAAAAACAATATAAACAAAAGAAAATATCGAAAGAAAGCAGAAAACTTATAAAAATTAATATTAATATAGATGGGCCTATAGGTATTGCTCATTTTGGAGACCCTCACGTTGATGATGATGGTACGGATATATCTCAAATATTATATTATATGAATATAATTAATAATACAAAAGGGATGTTTGCTGGAAATCTTGGAGATATACAAAATAATTGGATAGGAAGACTTTCAGCTCTATATGGTCAACAATCAACATCTGCAAAAGAATCATGGAGACTTACAGAATACTTTGTAAATAAATTAAATTGGTTATACTTAGTAGCTGGAAATCATGATGTGTGGAGTGGAGATGGAGACCCTTTAGATTTTATAATGAGAGGTCATCAAGGATTATATGAAAAATGGGGAGCTAGGATGAATCTTGTATTCCCCAATGGAAAAGAGGTAAGAATAAATGCAAGACATACTTTTAAAGGTAATAGTATCTGGAATACTGCTCATGGCGTTGCTCGTGCTGCTCAGACTGGTTGGTCTGACCATGTACTAACTTGTGGACATACTCATGTTTCTGGTTATCAAGTATTAAAAAGTCCTTCTAGTGGTCTTATATCTCATGCATTACAAGTAGCCTCTTTTAAAATAATGGATAGCTACGCAGATAAATTAGGATTAGACGATAAAAATATATTTAATTGTCCAGTTACTATTATTGACCCTCAATATGATGATGATGATAATAGATTAATTACTACAATTTTTAATCCAATTAATGCATCACAATATTTAACGTATCTTAGAAAAAATTATAATAAATTAAAGAATGAAAAAGCTTGATAAATTCATATATAATGCTAAATTAGTAAGAGTTGTTGATGGCGATACTTGCGATGCTCTTATAGATTTAGGATTTGATACTTTTGTAAAAAAAAGAATACGATTTGCTGGTGTAGATACTTGGGAGTCTAGAACCAGAAACCTAG